CATATGATGGCTATTATCGCCTTGGTAAAAAAGAATATGCCTTTAATGGCTTTTTATAGGGGGAAGGAAGAATGAGCAAGATCAATATGACGGAAAACACCACCAGTAAATCAACGAACGAACTGCTGATGCGCGTGTTGCAAGTCGAATCACCGGAACTGTTCGACGGAAGCGACGATCAGCCGGTACGAGTAGTCGGCTACGATTATTCGCCATTCTGCGTCTGCGAAACCTGTGGCGATGACCCAGAAATGCTTACCATCGCATTCGAGACGAAAAACGGTGAATGTTACAGCCAATGCTACGACTATTTTGGACTGCCGAACATTTTGGAAGCATTGGGTAAATGGGATAAGCAGTATGGGATGGATAATGAAACTACCGGAAGACAACATTAGGGAGCTCACCGACACGTCGGTAACTATCTCAACATTGGAAACCTCGATCACCGGGTTCTTGGAACACGTTGACGATATTCGCCACATCATACCCAGCCGCGATTTCTTTACCATAAGCAAAACCAGTATGGGATACGTGCCAACAGTCTACTATCAGTGTTTCATCGAACCTGATGACTCATGTTCAGAAACGGATAATCTGCTGCATCTCAAGGTGAGAATCAAGCCGGATGTCGCGCATAATGGCAGGATTGCAAGATTATATTCAGAAGAATCGGAACAGGCTGCCATAGATGAAGCAAATCGCGCCATAGGCAGACTACGTACCATATTAGGGCGGTGTTAAGGATGAAGTGGTTCACTAGTGACTTGCATTTCGCGCACCCTTTCGTGGCCGCGCTACGCGGATACGCGCGTGACGGATATGCTAATGATGCATCGATCAAGCAACAGGCCGAACGTGAGCATAAGCCGCTCAAGAACTGTGTTGACTGGCGGAAGCATGATGCCGACATCATCAGAAGCATCAACACGTATGTTGGCGAGGAAGACGAACTCTACATCCTCGGTGACATCAGTTCCGGTGGCACTTGGAGCGTAGACCAAGCGATAATGCGCATCCAAAACCTGCATGTACCACGCAAGAACAGGCATCTGATTCTCGGCAACCACGAACTGCACAGCTCCACCCGCACGCTGGAAAAGTTGGCAAGCGTGTTCGGGGAAGTCGGAAGAGTCGGCATCACCGAAATCAGAGACGGGTGGGGCAACAATCCACACACGGTATTTTTAAGCCATTACCAATGGCGCGAGGACTTCACGCAAAGCAAACCCCTAGGCGCAGTCTCAACCAATTGGAACGCGCCGGAATTAGCCGAATACGCGCTACCACGCATGAACAACACTTTGCTCCTGCATGGTCATACGCACGCGCATGACCCGCTTGAGTTCGGCAGGCATCAAAATGAGATCAACGTCGGATTGGACGCATGGTGTTTCGAGCCAGTCAACGAAGCCGAATTGGTGGACAATTGGCTACACACTGCGTTAAGCGTGTCTGAGTAGTCTACAATGGCACATGAATGGGGGTGGATTCAAACCACCCCCACTACTTTTCAGTAAATAGCACCGTTGGATTCCAGATCAACCATTATTCAACAGCATCGATCTGCTGCCGGAGTTCTTCTATCTCATTGGAAAGGATGGTGAGAAATTCCTGGTATTCGTAGAGTTCGACCGCCATATCGATGGATTCGCCCTCCAAATAGAACTGGCAGTCGCCGTCGTCGGTGAATGTTAGATCAGGAAAGTCGAACCATTGCCAGCTGTAACCGTCCGGGTCGCCATGCCACCCGTTTTCGGTTTTGGTCAGCGTGTAGTGTTCCGTGCCTCTGTAGTTGCCGTTCATGGTGTACTCCTTTTAGTCCATGTTTAAAAAGAAAAAGGTTGAAAACAAAGGGCGCGGCACAATCGCCACGCCCTGAAACTAAACAATCGAAACCGGCAGACGTGACTAGCGCAATCCGCCGCAAATGTCCTTCACGCCGGTGAGATAATCCAACTCGCCCTCGAAATCATGGCAACTCGTCGAAAACTCACCATCACGACAGCTTTCATCCGCATAATACGAGAAGTTGACGCAAAGAGGGGAATTAGGATCGATACCCACACAGCATGCCGAACCATCCATGAAAACCACCTTGATAGTGTCCTCGGGACACATGCCGGATATGATTTCCGTATCCTTGACGTTCAACCCGTGATTGTAGATCTCACTCGAAAGCTGATAAAGATCAATTTCACAGATTGGGTATGCGCTCCGGTCGAGTTCCGTCACATCCACGAACGTATCCGGCTGCGGGCCGTCTTCAGCGAAGTCGCCTTCTCCGGCCACCATGTCGTTCGCCTGCTCGATGCAGTAATCGACGTCCTCCACAATGTAAGCAAGCTCTGGGCCGTCAACGGTCTTCAACCTGCCGACATCATAAAAATCAGCAGACCAGTCGAGGCCGTACTGCGTGTTTTCCTCATCCCACTCGCGGATAGAGATTTCCACTGCCTTGCTGTTGTCAATAAGTATAGTCATTTCAGATACTCTCTTTCCAGCCTCCTTGCTAAAATGAGAAGGCTTAGTTAGTTAGATTGGTTAATGATTACTGAGCAATCGAGCCGGATAGCTGCAACTATCCGGCTCAACTCATTCGTGAGCGGGCATGGCCATAAAGACGCATGCCAGCCCTGGCGGATTACTTAGAATCCGCCGAAGATTCAGATTCAGATTCAAGAAGTTTGCGCGGATTCTTGACATGCAACGCGTCACAAATACGAATCGCCTTATCAAGCGTCATATTCTCGATAGAATTGACACCATTCTCATAGGCTCCGATACGTTGTTGAGTAAGCCCTGCCTTGTCGGCGAGCTGTTGTTGTGTCATGCCGCGTTTCAGTCTGAGTTCCCTCATGCCCATGTCAGTATCCTTCCGTCAGAAAATCCACAGGGTCGCATTGCAACGCCTCAGACAATCGTAACGCCGTCCGCAAATACATTTGCGAAACAGGACGATAACCGGTCTCGAACCATGAGATGTTCGGTCGTGCGACACCACTCATGCCAGCCAACTGCGTCTGCGTCAACCCACGGAACAAGCGGATGTTCCTCAAGCCGACGACGCCAGCCGACACGCCGCCGCGCCACACATGCTCATCGGGATACAGGTCCAGCACGTTGCAATGCAGTATCCGCGCCAACGATGCCGCCGTGCCCAGAAACATGTTCCGAGCGTCATCGTCAACCGTCTCATACCGGCTCAGCCTCGGCATATCATAGCCGGTCAACGCGCTCAACTGCTCCAACGTGATGTTCGAACGTTTCCGCAGCTCACGCAACCCCATGCCACACTCCTTTCCGATCAAAAACACCATATCATCGACGGCTGGGGGACGCCGCCGACATCAACCAATCCAATCCTCATTCCAGTCCAGCATGTCCACTGGAATCATGCAGCCACCGGAACACTGGACGTACAGCCAGGTCGAATAGCCCATGCGAGCCGCCCTCACGCCACGGAACCATTCGCCAAGCCACTCGCACAGGAGCGACAGCAGCGAACGACGACGCCAGAACGACCTGCCGGACGCATAATCGAACCCATCGTATTCGGCGATAGGGGAGAAGAAGCCATGTTTACTCACTGTTTTCCTCCTTGGTCCAAGGGATAATCTGATGCAACAGGTACGCCGCAGTCGTCAACTGGTCGTAGGCGGCCAGAATGTAAGCCGAATCGGGAGCGTTCCCGCTCCCAAGATTCGACAGCAATCGGACGGCCTCCAACGACTTGCCGACCACATTCGCGCACACGTCGGAATCATGGGCGTCCATCACACATGCCCCTCGTCATCGGCTTGCGTCCAGAACACATAATCAAGGTCATATTCACGAGACTTCTCGAATTGTTCCCCAATCTCAATCGGCGTCAGACCAGAAAGCACTTCAGAAGTGAACTCACAATAATCATCGGAACGAGTATTGTCGTGCAGCATGAACATCTGCTCACACCATTCAGGGAACGCTGACCAGAACTTCCGCCACGAATCCTCGGAAACATATTTGGCGAAATCATTGACGCGATAGACACCCTCATAAGGTTCAAACTCACGCTGGTAGAACGGTTGCAAACCCTCGTTTGCCATGTATTCAACATCGCAAACGACAGCCTCGCCGATCGGCTTGTCCAATGGCATTGCCTTCAGCTCGTCAACGGTAATCATCATTCTTTCCTTTCATTCAGCAGCAGAACTCGTCGGTGAGTTCCACCAGTCTTTTCAACGACGTCCGCATGAGACGCGAACGACAGCCGACACCGGCCAGTTCCAGCCGGTTCACCATCGCCACGCGCACGGCCTCTCCGCTACCGACAGTGCAACGCGTCAGAAACCGGCCATCGGCACGCAGAACCGCATCCCGATACGCCTCCGCATCGGCCTGAGACCTGTGACGGCGCACGCGGATTGCGCCACCCACATATTCCGCAGTCCACAACGCGGCCATGTCAGTCAGCCTCCCCAAGACGGTCGAACATCTTGTCATACGCCTTGCGCACAGCCGACAGGCCATTGCGGTACGCGGACATGCGATTCTCAGGAGTCGAAGACACAGCCAGGTCATGCTGCCAGCTGGCCGGAAACGCGATATGCTCCAACGTCCCGTCCACATCCGTCTGACGAACCTCGACATGCTGCGGGAACATGGCGTCGAACACCAGCACGCACAGCTCGAACGCCAGCCGCGTGTCCGCGTCGGCGACATAACGGAAATCATTCTCGGCCAGCCGCCGCGCCTCATCGACGTCGAACGGCAGCGTGGCATACAATGCGACGAACCGTCCGACCGTCTCGTCATCCAGACCGCCGTCAGCGAAACAGTTTTGCACGACATCGATGAGATTGTCCCGCAAATCGGGCACCAGACCACACGCGCCGCCACGTATATACGGCACCTCGTCACGGCTGAAATGCCTCTCGAACCACTGCCAGCACACGTAACCCACATAGCCGGTCAGCTCACGCGGCAGCAAGTTGACGTCGATCATCGCGCCACCTCCTCGCCGTTAAGGAAATCAACGAACTTCCGCCGCGCCACACCATCGGCGTCACAGCCCAGCAAATCACTGCTGATGACGTCATAGCCGCAACCGGTAACGAAATAGAAATACCAATCATCGCCACCACGGCTCAGCCAGCACGAACGCACATGCTTGACAAGACCGTCGTAACGGTCGCACTTGAACCATTCCGCTAGACTCTCAGCCAGAAGCGAGTCGAAACGGAACCGTCCGACGCAGATTAAGCTGTTCTCCTCATCTTCCACGCGCTCCACGGCCTCGTCATCCAGCCTGTCGTCAAGCGAATAGCCAGCCTCAAGCGTCGCCAGATTACGCAGCAGCTCATACGAGTCGATACCGTCGAACGTCTCATGCTCAACGATTTCATCCGCGTTGAACCAAGTGATTTCCTTATAAATGCAATCGTCGAATTTCATGGTATAATCTCCCTTGCAATTAGATTTGATTGATTGATTGCATGGCCGGTCGCAGTCCTACCTGAGACCGGCACTTTCATATTTCCCTTGTGCCGCCCCACGACAGCACCTTGCCGCCGTCAACCAGCACGTAAGACTCGCCCATGCGATTGCCAACGGACGCGGCACGCCACTCGCATATGCGCTCATAGCCGCCAGCCGTACTGCCGTCTTCCATGCCGCACTGGGGAATATCCGACAGCGACGTGTAGCCAGCCAAATCAGCCTGACCATAGTCAGCCGTCGCATACGTCTCACGCCACCAATTCCATTGCTGTTCAGGCGTCCCATGAGGGTCAGCCACCGGCACGGGATTGCACACCGGCGAACACGCCACGGCGAACGCCGCCACGCCTACGGCCAGCAGTCCAGCCAGCTTCACACCCTTACGCATTCCGCTTACCTCCCTTGGCGGTCTCGATATAACCAGGAAGCTTTTCCATGTCGAAATCCATGTCGCCAGAAACCGGGTCGGCGTCATCCCGCCAAGCTTCGAACACGGCATCACGGTCAGCGCCATCCAACATGGCGTCAGACACCTCGCCATCGAAGTAATCCCGCAGCCACGCGGCCTCTCGCCGCTCCCAGTCGGATTCATCCAACACCGGGTAGTAGCGCCCGTCCTTGATAATCATGTCTATCGCATATTGGACGACGGCCTGATCCGACAGTCCGCCATACCCGTCCGTCAACTCAATCGCATAGCCGACACCGCAGAACGCGCGCGGCACATAACCGTAGTCCGACAGCCACCGCACGGCAGTCTCGATATTGCTTTCATCCAGCGCGCTATCGAAGTACAGCAGCCGCGAAGCCCGATACGTGTAATCGTTGAACACCGTGTCGGCCACGCGGATACCCCGCACCCATTCCAGAATGTCCGGCAGCACGTCATCGAACGACGGCAGACCAGCGTAGTCGATACCGTCCTACGCGTCACGCAGTTCCTCGTACAAGTCGGCGTCCTCAGCCGTATCCTTGCGAATCCAATGCACATACATTTCTTTTTCCTCACTTTCAGATTGATTGATTTTCAGCGAGACAACGTCAGAGACAGGTTTGAATACCACAGTTCCAAGTCGAGAGCCTTAAGCGCCCTGCACGCGGCCACATAGTCGCCCGAATCCATGCATTCGACAAACTGCTGCGCATAGGCGCACGTCTCAACGTCATCGGAAGATATGAAGTCCAGCAAGTCGTCAAGGCTGGGCCATGCGCCCTCAGAATCCGCGATAGTGCATTCCTCATGGCTGTACAGGTGCCACACCATACCGTCGAGATTCCAGCAATTCGACCCTTTGCCGTTCAGTATGTCGCCGAACGTCTCAGGCCAATCCATAAACTCGTAATCGGCAATGACACTCAGGCTTAGATTGTGCGCGTCATACAAGTCAGCCAACCGTCCCCAATCGGCTTCGGCGGAACCGTGGCTGTACACGTCCCATATGCCCTTAATCTCATCGGCCATATCCTTGTACCCGGACGGCGGCACCGGACTATCATTCCCACGCATGTACGCAAGGAACTCAGGCGACGGCGCTGTGATAACGTCAAGACTGCAACCGTCCAGACCGTCCGGGAACTCGGCACCATTGTATGAATGCAATTCCAATGCGCCGCCGTCCGGTTCAGACTCATGCAAGCCATGGAAGCCGGCCATGACGTCGTAAAAAGCATCCACGGAATTAAATCCAGACATGATTACCCACTTTCATAGAGACTGTTGATTGGCCCGCCATATGACGGCACAGTGCGCGGGTGAGGAATCGCACCCCACAGAAACCACTAAGCCGCGCCATAGCCCACAGAGGGCTACAAAGTCAGATGAGTTTCAGGAACGAACGCGGTACCACGCGCTCGAAATGGTAAAAATCGTAGGCATCGCCACTATGCGACGTCATGGTGAACCCGTTCGCCGTGAAAATGTTGATAATCGTTTCCATGCCGCACGCGCTCGCGTTCATCTCCCAGCCGTAATCGCAACGCTTCAGCCCATATAGCGTCCTATCGGAATCGTTATATGGAATCGACGCATACGTGTGCTTGAATCCACGCCACATGAGGAACGTCTGCCACAACGGCAACTCACGCATGGCTCCATCCACCGCCGCGGAACGTTTGTCATACCCGCAGCCGGACGCATGGCCGGAACCATGGTCACACCTGATAGTCACGCCTGCGTCACTCAGCCGCGCGTCAACGGTAGCGGTAGGGCACATGCCCCATGTGGCGCTACGCCGCCATTCCACACTGATATCCACAGACAACTCGATTTTTCCAGCCATAATAAACACCTCACTTGTATTGTTGACTACAATTAGTTTCGCGTCATGTAGGATTCAAGCCGTGCTACACACGACTCATCACCCGGAATCCGGTGCATACCAAGCCACTCTTCAGCAGTGACCACGGTATAACGCTCACCCAGTTCGCCGTTGCGCTTGACATTGCGGCTGACCACATACACCACGCCGTCAACCCACCTTATGGCGTCGGCATTCCACGCGACATCACACGGCTCAATGCCATGAGCGTGCTGGAAATTCCACGCGCGATTACGCCTCGCAATCTGCGTAGAACGCATATCCTTGCACCATTGCACGAGATCGTCATAATCAGACATAGCTCCCCCTTTATTTAATCTTATTGTATTGTTGACTACACAAGTCAAACGAGATTGACAAAATCACGCCTGACAGAATCCCAGCCTTGGTCAGTCCATTCGAACGTGTCCACCTGCCCCATAAGGTACGGCGTCGGCTTGTTCGATACGGTATCAAGCACCGGAACGCACCTAACCTTGTAGTAATGCCCGGTATTCGTCTCGCAATACACTGCCACACGGTGCATGGACGCAAGGACGCGTGTCACCCGCACGTCCGGAAAGAATCCGGAACGCCAGTCAACACTCCTAGACCTGAGCGCGGCCACCTTCAACGCCGCGACGATCATATGCCGCAACGTCGTAGACGCCATATCCTCGGCCCTCGAAATGTTGAACTCGATCGTTGGCATGTCTGAAACATAGATGCATGAAGCGTACGACGGCAAAGTCTCACGCGCCGTCGTAAAACAATCGCGAACGATTTTCATCGCCATTTTTTCGTTGGTATCCATAATAAACCCCCTTAAGGTCTAATGTTTGGTTGATTGATTGCGTGCCACTAGAGGGTATCGCACCCCCTCATGGTCTAAACAGTGGCGAGAGGGGCGCAACCCTTGCGGATTACGCCCGTGAAGATTTGTTTTTTGGCTAACACCACCCGCAAAGTGGCGCAGAGGCGCATACGCACCCCCTATAGACTTTTAGTGTCCGCACAGTCCCCGGACTAAAAACGTCCGTAACCAACCGCCATAACGCGATTGACGGAAGCTAGAGTGTGTCCACCCTCGCAACCCCGTTGTGCCGTGGTTTATGAGTCCATGCCGCCAACCATGCTCACGCATGGCAAACATAGACATTGCCACTCATTTGCTCGGCCTATCCTCATTGGCGGTAGTCTCTCACACTACGCCAAACGTCGGCGGTACCCCCTTACGAGTTCTCGCGCTCAACATTGTCAATCGAGTTCACGCGCACTGCCTAGGCAAAACCGACACTATCGGCCACGCCCACATAGTGGACATTATGCACACACCCCGAAAAACGCCGCCACCTAACCCCCAAAAGGGGGTGAAGCTCAAACTACCGGCCTTCGGTAACACTATTCATTTTTCAAACACTCGCAACACTCACAGACTGGACACTGCACCTCGGCACAGTGACCACCGTTCCACACATGGCGGTTTTCCGGCGCATACACTCGATACGCCCCCCTAACCGTTTCAGGCTAGGCTATGCGGTGCCTAGGCACCTAACCGCCACGGCTTCATCTGCCGGTTGCTACAGCCGGTTGCAAGTGGTGCGGTCTAGAGTGTCGCACCAACCTTGCCAGGCTGACCGCCTAACCGGTTGATGGTTATCACTATACACACCAATAATGGTGTAAGCAAATTAAGAAAACAGACAACACTAAAACGTTGAAATAGTGCCGTTCTATCGGCGTGTTGAAACGTTGTTAGGGGGTTGAAAAACCTGAAAAACATGGCGACTACCACGGAAAAATATAAAGAATAAATATACGGAGATATTTGCACACAATCTACACACATTGATAGACCACTGGAATACCTTTTATTAAAACGCGCACGGGCGCGCAATTATACAACACGACACGCCGAAACATTGACGAAAAAAGTACTAAGGAAATTGATCTGAACATATGTTCCAATGTTGTACATACAACAAACAGGGGGGGGCGGGGGAGCCTCCCCACGATGCTCGTAGCTGGCCGTCGGGTCAATGGTAGAAATAGTGCGCGCTGTCTGGAAAAGTCCGCGCATGAAACGTGACATGACAACGACAATGTTGCATCCACATTGAAATCGTCTTCAGCATACCATGCGACACGCCGTATTTTATGCCATTTTCCTTGCAACGTTGACGCAACGTTGGGTATGAGTATGCTGACGCATGTCGGAATGAATTTTGGAGGACGCGGGGTGTCCTTGTGGGTGTCATTCCGGCAAGCGGTTCGGTGGTGCTCCTTGTCTCTTGGTTAAGGATTCCGACCGTTGGGACGTTCGTGTTCATAAGGGGCACCACTAGGGGCAGTTGGCTGAGTCTGGTTTAAGGCAGTCGCTTCGAAAGCGACCGACTCTGATAGGTCCGGGAGTTCGAATCTCTCACTGTCCGCAGATGGCATCTTCCTAGGTAAGGTGCGATTCGGTTTCAAGTCCAATGCGGGAGGCTTGTTGGTACCGCCGTTTGATCTCGCACATGGTTCCTATCGCTCTTGTGGGAGTGTTAGTCGCGCATGGGTTTCTGGCTCTCTTGCCTATGCGTGGTGAGTTGCCGGTTCGAATCCGGCTGGGGACCCTTTGAGGATGGATGAATCCCGGAATATAGTTGTGTGTTTTGGATTGTCCGTGAGATTTGCGTCCATCCTCGCATATGGCATTGGTGCAACTGGATAGCATGACGGTCTCCAAAACCGTCGATGTTGGTTCGAGTCCAACATGCTGTGCTTAGCCTACCCACAGGTTGTGGGAAAGGTCTTCGGAGTCGTTTTGTGGCGGCTCTAGTTTTAGCTGACCCGCCTAGTCTGCGGGAACAGTTTCCTGAGTCGCTGTGGCGGCTCTTGCCTTGCTTTGGTGGCGGAATGGTAGACGCGGCGCACTCAAAATGCGTTGTCCTGTGACATGAGGGTTCGAATCCCTCCTGAAGCACTGAGGAGTGGTGATGACCAACGATTGGAATAAGTCGCATCGTAAGGAACGGTTCAATCCTGGTTGGGAGCGGACGCGTCGTGAGGTGTTGGACTATTACGGGTGGCGTTGCCAGTATCCGGTGATCGGTGATGATGGCGTGTTGCGTCCGTGTGGCGCTCATGCGAATGAGGTCGATCATATCATTCGTGCCGAGGATGGTCAGCCTGATGATGATTCTTGGGATAATCTTCAGGTTCTTTGTCGTGCCCATCATTCTTATAAGACTGGTTTGGAGTCGGCTGACGCGCGGCGAAGGAAGAGGGTTGAGCGTGAGGAGGCTCGTTGGTACAGGCATCCCGCGTTCGGTTAGCTGAGGGTGAGTGCAGTGTGAATGGGTGTGATGGGCCTGTTCATGCTCATGGGATGTGTAGGTCTCATTATGATCGTTGGCGGCGTAGTGGCAGTGGTGCCCGTAAGCGTCGTATGAGTCGTGCGTGTCTGGCGTGTGGTTCTTTTTTTGAGACTGAGCGTCGGGACAAGGCTTTTTGTTCGGCTCGTTGTCGTAAGCGTTTCCAGCGTTTGAAGGCTGATGGTGCGGCTCCTAATCGTACTCCGCAGCCGTTGAAGTCGGTGTTGTGGGAGCCTCGGTCGAATGCCCGTGTCGGGCGGAGGGGGAGTGTTCCTACTGGTTTTTGGACTGCCGAGGACGAGTGGAACGCGTGTTCTCATACGTGTCCGGTTTGTGGGTTGCCGCTTGACCGGTCGGTTGATGTTTTGAGTGATGATTTTCCGGTTGGCGCTTGGCGTGTGCCGTTGGAGCAGGGTGGTGAGAACTCGTTGGCTAATCGGATTGTCGTTCATCGCAGGTGCGCGTAGTGCCGTAACGGGCTTCGCGCTTGTCGTCCCGTAATGGGGCTTTGCGGGGAGTGATGTTATGGGCAGGAAGACGAGTGATTCCGGCAATCAGGTTTTGGAGATTCCTGATGGGAAGTTGGGGCCTGATTTGCCTCCGGCTAACCAGATTTTCCCCAAGGGCGGGGAGTGGTTGCCGTTGGTTGCTCATTGGTATGAGGAGTATCGGCGTAGTCCGAATGCTTCGATGTTGCGTTCGGCTCCTTCCTGGATGGCCGTCCAGTTGGGTTTCGCGACGATCAATGAGATGCTTTCGACTCGTCGTTATGCGACGTTGATGCCGGTCGTGCGTCAGTTGTTTGACGAGTTGGGTTGGACTCCGGCTTCGATGCGCGCGTTGAAGTTCGATGTGCCGGAGGCTGACGACCATGCCGCTTCGGATGGTTCGAATCATGCTGTGATTCAGGATATCGATGCTTGGCGTCGCAAGATCGAGGCGGCTGGCTGACATGCATTTGATGATTCCTAACCTGACTTATGAGGATAGGCGTAGGAGTCTTGGACGTTTGGCGTTGTGGTGGGTTGAGACGTTCAGTCTCATCGGTCGCGGTGGTGCGACCGGTAAGCCTGTCACTCATAGTCCTGAGTATATCCAGTTCTATTTGAACGCCTATGCGTTGAAGCCGGATGGTCGGCGCAGGTTCAATCGTGTGAGCTTGTGGCGTCCGAAGGGTTGCAACAAGAGTGGCTTGGGTAATGATCTGGCCTTGTTCGAGGCTTTTGGCCCGTGTCGTTTCGACCATTGGGCTAAGCCGGGTGAGACGTATACGTTTCTTGGTCAGACTTACTATTATCTGCCGGGTGAGCCTGTTGGCCGTCCTGTCCAGCGTCCTGAGATTCTGTGTTTGGCTACGTCCGAGGACCAGTCGGGCAATATCTTCGATTCGATTTACTATAACTGCACTTCCGGCCCGTTGGCCCAGTTGCAGGGTTTCGGCATGGAGGTCACGAAGACCCGTATCGGCTTGCCGGAGGGTGGGGAGATTATTCCCACGACTTCCGGTGATGCGTCGAAGGATGGTGGTCTTGAGACTTTCGCGTTGATGGATGAGGTGCATCTGTATACGCTGCCGAAGCATCATTCGATGTATAAGACGGTTCAGCGTAATCTTCCGAAGCGTTCGTTGGATGCCGACCCTTGGGTGTTGGAGATGACGACGTATTTCCGTCCGGGTCAGAACAGTGTGGCGGAGAACACGTTGAAGATTGCGGAGGATATTCAGGCTGGCCGTTCCAAGCATTATAAGGGCTTGTATTTCGACTATCGGTATTCGACGCTTCCTATCGAGGATTTTCCTGATGAGAAGAAGCTTGAGCACGCGTTGTATGAGTCGTATGGTTCTGCCGCCCATTCGGATGATGGTAAGGATTACATCATTCTTCCTGATGGGCGTATCGAGGCCGTTGATGCCGATGGTTATTCGGCTGAGGGGTTCTCGCTTCGTGATGATGGCGTCGAGCCGGGGCCGTCGAAGGATGGTTGGGTTGACATTCATGGTCTGATGGGGCAGATTTACCAGCCTGATTCGGACCCGAATGATTCGATTCGTTATTATTTGAACTCTCGTGCGTCGAGTGAGGATTCGTGGCTTACGGAGCCTGCGATCCAGTCGCATTTGGCTTACAGGGATTTGTATGGCCGTGCTGTCGGCTCGTCGTCTCGTTTGGATGGGGTCTGGAAGGATTTCATTGACGAGGATGAGGAGATCACGCTTGGGTTCGATGGTTCGATTCGCAATGATTCGACCGCGTTGGTTGGTTGTCGCGTGTCCGATGGTTTGCTGTTTCTTATCAAGTTGCAGCAGCGGCCTGATAATGCGGACCCTGATTGGCGTGTTGACCGTGATGGTTTCGATGCCGCCGTGCGTCGTATGTTCGAGAATTACAATGTCATCGGCTGTTTCGCCGATGCGCATTTCTTCGAGTCGATGATTGGCGGCTGGGAGGCTGAGTATGGGCGTGGCATGAAGGTGTTCGCCCGTGGCCAGTCTTCGATGATGAAGTTTTGGACGAATAACTGGTCGCAGGATATGTATCGTGCGTTGCAGTGCGCGCATTCGTCGTTTGAGTATGCTCCCGAGCCTGTTGAGGAGGGGGAGCCTGATCCGAATAATATTCTTTTGTGTGCCGACCCGCGTCTTGTGTCGCATTTCCGTAATGCGAAGCGGCGTGAGAAGAGTTGGGGTTATCAGATTCATAAGGAGACGCCTAAGAGTCCGCACAAGATCGATGCGTGCATGGCTGGCGTTTTGGCTTATGCGGCGCGTGAGAAGTATTTGGGCCAGTTCGAGGAGGATGGTCCGCAGCGGGTGATGCCGCAGCGGGTCTGGTGATTTTGGGGTGTTCGTATGGCTTCCACATCTTCTAATATGCAGAGTCTTGTTACTGGTGATGACGAGCCTGATGGTGACGGTATGGCGTTGACGCGTCTTGCGACGCGTTTGCAGAATCGCATTCCTGAACTGTGTGTGTTGAAGACGTTTTATGACGGTCGTGAGACGGTTCCGTTGCAGTCCGTGCCGAAGGCGGCGACCACTACGGCCAGTGCCGTGTATAGGCGTTTTGTGGATATCTGCCCGTTGAATCTGGCCCATACGATTGCGGATGCGGTAATCACGTCGCAGCATCCTACCGGTTTTCGTCTTGTCGCCGATAAGACGATGCGGAGCACGGATGCGGATGACATGTGGGATAAGTGCGGCATGGATGTCCGTTCGTTGAACATGTTCATGGATGCGGCGATCTACGGTGCCGCGTATGCGATGGTTCTCGGCAAGGAGAATCCTTCGTATATCCAACGGTTGAGTCCGTGGAGCACGGTTGTGTCCGACGACAAGGATTCGGCTGTGGTGTATGGGTGGTCCGAGGAAGAGCAGATCGAACGGTTGACTTTGTATCGCATCGTCCGTAATGATGACGGTGAGATTCAGAGCATCTATTCGCGTACCGCGAAGCATGAGGTCAAGTCGCGCACACTGCCTTCCGATTCGGTCGATGACGAGGATACCGTGTATGACCTTGCCAACGACGATTCGAAGAAGCGCCCGGAGTTCGAGGCGCAGTTCGAGTGGGAGGGCCAATCTTCCGGCGATGATTGGAAGTTCGCCCTTGATTGCGGGTGTCTTCCTATCGTGCAGTTGACCACTCCTAACGGCAAGGGCCAGTTCGAGGCTTCCTTGAAGACGTTGAGGTCCATCGACCAGCAGCGTTTTCAACGGTTCTGCATTCAGGAGATGCAGGCGTTCAAGCAGCGTTGGGTGTCGGGCGACATGCCTGAGTATTACCAGAAGAGCGACCCTGCGGTCAAGGCCGGTAAGGCTCAGGCCGGTGACAAGATCGACTATTCGGAACTGTTCGAGATGGGTCCCGCCGCGTTGTGGCTGCTTCCCGCCGATGCGAAGATTGGCGAATCGTCCATTACGGATATCACGCCGATTGTGAATGCGGCCGCTTCCGATGTGAAGCTTCTGGCAGGTGCCACTGGCACTCCGTTGTCGATTCTTTCGCCTGATGTGGCTGGTTCCGCCGAGGGTGCGAAGCTGACGACCCGTATGCTGCGGTTGAAGGTCCGTGACATGAACATGAGGGCCAATGACGCTTTCGTGCTCCTGTTGAAGATGGCGTTGACCGCTTCCGGCAGTAACGCGTCGGAGGAGCGTTTCGAGACGACTTGGGAGCCGTTGGAGCTTCCGTCAGAGTTGGAGCAGTGTCAGGCTGCGGCCCAGGTGAAGGGTGTTCTTCCTTTGAAGACCATCGCCCGTCGCTATCTGCATATGACCGAGACGGAGATCGCGGAGATGATTCAGGATGCCCAGGATACGAGTTTCCTGAATGCCATGGCACGGCAGAACGCGGCTTTGGATTCGTCGGCGAAGCAGACTGATGCGACGATGAATGATTCGTATCTGGGTGACGGGTCCGGTTTGGATTCGTTCTCCACCGGCTCTGGATCGGATTCGATGTCGTCCGATGCGCCGTCCGATGGGTCGTCGTCGGATGATTCGTCCGACGTTATGGGGGTCTGATGGCCGATAGCGCGTTGGCTGCCGTTCAGGCGTTGGACGACCAGCGGTTGAAGCTGGTTGACGAGTTCGTCCGCAGGGCTTGGAACATGTGGCGTAGCCTGACTCCTTCCGACTGGTGGAATGATGCGGTGGCCGAGGGTGCGGCTGCTTATGTGGCGCAGCAGCATATCGCGTTCGTGAAGGCCATGCGCCAGCAGGGCATCTCATATGCGGATACGATGCTGCGTCTGGCCGGTGTGAACGGTTTGGGGGATATCCCACAATATGAGGTCGTTCGCGCCAACACGGACCCGTGGCAGGTCGCCATGAGGGTCGCCGACGAGTATCGCACTCAGGCCGTGAAGAATCCTGAGATTCGACCGGCGACGTGGGATGAGATTCTGAAGGACGCCGACCAGTCCGCCGCCAACCATGTGAAGGCTTGGCTGATGTCCGCGAAGGTCCAATTGGACACGAACGCGGTGACCGATGGGTATGTCGCCCAGAATCGCGCCATCCAGTCGCGTTACAGGAGTTCCGGTGTCGAACGGTATCGGCGTGTGATTCATCCCGAACTGTCGAAGACGGGTTCGTGCGGTTTGTGTGTCGTGGCTGCGACCAACACGTTCACGAGGGCTGATTTGATGCCCATGCACAATCGTTGCAAATGTACGGTGGCTCCAATCGTCGGCGCTAACGACCCCGGGTTGAAATTGAACTCGGATGATCTGATGACGATTTACAAGGCCGCTGGCAAAACGGCTGGCCGTGATTATTCCACGAGCGCGACGGATTTGACGAAGCTTCGCGTGAAGGTCGTCAACAACAGCGAGCTTGGGCCTGTGCTGCTTCGCAAGGATGCTCCGGTGAACTCGAACGCGCCGGAATGGCATCTGCCTGACATGAGGATGACCCGCGCCCAGATGGAGCGCATGTGCGCCCGTGCGACCGAGTTCAACGCCCGGTACAAGGAATTGCTGGATGGTGACAAGGATTCGGTTCAATTCCGTTTCGATGGGCGTTCGTATGAGTTCAAAAAGACAGTCCACACTAAACAGGCTTGGCAGTATGTGCGGAGCCTGTTGGCTTATTCTCGCGGTTTTTTGGGACTGGCCGCTTAAACATTAAGGAGATTTGGTCTTATGGCCTCTCAGGATAATGAAGTCGAATCCGAAAAGGACAAGACTGTTGGACAGGCCGGAACGGTCGAGGATGCCGTGAAGGATGCTCAGACCACTCCGGTTGACGAGCCCGCCGTCGAGCATGACGCTCCGGCTGATGATAAGGGTTCCGATGATTCTTCCAAGCCGTCCGATAATGACGAGCTTGCCAAATGGAAGGCTATGAGCCGTAAGAACGAAGACCGTGCTTCGGCCAATTACAAGGCTTTCCAGTCCGCTGACGCGGAGCTTAAGGCCGCGAAGACGCAGATTGCGCGTCTTGAGGCCAAGGCTAAGTATCCGCAGATCACGGACGCCGTTCTTTCCGACCTCTGCCCCGCAACGGAGCCGGAGGCCATCGCGTCGTGGGCTGAGAAGTATGCGGCGTACAACCCGATTGACACTTCCAAGGTGGAGAGGAAACCGCAGCAGACCGAGGACCCGTTGGCACGCAAGGTAGCCATGCAGGCCGAGTTCCCGTCCGGCACCTCGCATCCGAAACGTCAGCCGGGCGACGCTTACAAGCGTGTGATGGAACGTCAGAAGGCACGTAAGCGCAGCAAGTAGTTTCCTACTGATTCTTTGAAAGGATTGAGCGTATGACTCAAGAGATGGTTCATTCCTCCGGCATCGTCACCGTTGAGGAGGACAATTCTTGGCGTTATGGCGAGAAGAACACCAATGATTCGGTGTCCGTCACCATCGTGCCTGAATTGTTCAAGACCGAAGACAACAAGTATCTGACCGGTGTGGGTCCGAAGGCCACGACCGTTTACATTCGTTCCGGCATTCCGCTGGCGAAGATCACTTCCGGTGCGAACGTCGGCTCGTATGGTCCGTATGACAAGCAGGCCACCGATGGCCGTCAGACCAAGATCGCAGGTCTGCTTGAATCCATGGTGGCCGTGAACATCAACCTGTCCGGCTGGGATTTGGACGACCCGACCGTGGGCATGACCTATCGTGGCGACATCGTGGCCTCGAATCTTCCGGTGAAGCCGGAGTCCGGTGCCGTGTGGGGCGGCGAGTTCTACGACGTTGAGGATGACGTTGTGACGCCGTTGTCCGCTTCGACCGGCGCGGCTGGCACTCCGGGTCCGGCTGGCAAGGATGGTGCGACCATCACCAAGATCGAATTGACTCAGGACCCGTCGTCCAAGGCCATCACCGCTGGCAAGGCCACTTTGTCCAACGGAAAGACCGTGAACATCACGATTTCCTGATTGACGGTCACTTAACCTCTAAAAATTTTGTGAAACCCACCCATCGCGGTGGGTTTTTGCGTATCTAAGGAGTTTTTCTTGGCTATTGACAAGACTATCATCCCGCCGTCCGAGGCGACCGAGGTCGCTCAGGCGGGACATGACTATGTGAACAGCATCCTTCCGTTGTCGAACATCTTCCCGGTCACCTCCAATGGTGGTGATTGGACCGCTTCGTGGACTCCGGTCATTCCGAAGTCGAAGACCCGTGCGATGAAGCATCGTGCGTTGGATGCCGAGATCGGGCACACCAAGTCCGAGACCTCGACCGCTGAGATTCATGCCGGCCTGTTGCCGTTGTCCGGTATGGACCATATCTCCGAGCGTGATATCGCCAAGCATCAGGACGATACCGCATATATCCACGATCAGGCCGAGACGAAGTTCGAGGCTCTGGGCCAGCAGGCCGGTGTGACCGAGGAGTTGGAGCGTTTGCAGTGCTTGGTGACCGGCAAGGTGGTCATCAAGGAGAACGGCGTCGATGTGACGTATTCGTTCAAGCGTCCGGGCAACCAGCAGGATGTGAAGCCGACCACCACTTGGGATAACGACAAGTCGAACCCGTGCGACGACATCGAAGCTTGGGTGAAGATCATGCGCAAGGCTTACGGTCGTAAGCCGCACGCGGTCGCCACCACCGGTGTGGTCATCGATGCCATGCGTACCAACGAGTTCTTCCGTACTCAGGTGTCCGGCATGGATTTGGAGCATTCCAAGACCAGGCTGTCCCGTCAGGAGGTGTTGGACGTGCTTCGTGCGCAGTCCGGCATCACCGACGTGCTTCTGGTCGATGAGGCTTACGAGGATTTGAAGCTCGACAACACTTTCGACATGGATGCCGATGTCTCCACCGCGTTCCCGGATAAGACGTTCGTTCTGCTTCCGTCGTTCAACGATTCGTCTCTTGGCGCTACCCTGTCCGGTCCTACCGCAGAGGCCCAGAACTCCGAGTATGAGATCAACAAGAGCGTGAACGATGGTCTTATCGGCGCTATGTTGTCGCATCAGGCTCCGTTGAACTACGACATTTGGGTCAACGGCAATTATCTGCCGATTCTGAAGGAGGCCGTCTCGACCTTCAAGGCGGACGTGTTGGGCAAGTAGCCCTCTTGAAGCTTAGGGGGTTTCGCTGATGTCGAATGGTGTTACCGATGCCGTCGATTGGGTGGAATGCTTGGAGCTTCATTGCCTTCCTGACGCCGACGTGTTGAAACGGTATCCGAACGCTTGGCTCACGTACATGTGCCATCGCGCGGAGACCGTGGCGTCCACTTCGAGCACGAACTGCTTGCCACGGTTGAAGTCCGGCGACCTTGACCTTGAGGATTACGAGTTCGTCATCTGTTCCATGGTGTGGCGCGTCATCCGCTATTCGGATATCAAGACCGAATCGAACGGCACGTACCAGTTCACGCGTTTCGACCCGCAGGACAATCCGCCAGGCAAGGATGCGTCGCCGAATCTGTATCTGTCGAAAAGGGAGAAGCAGATTCTTGACGGCTATGCGAATGGGCGCGGTCCTATCGGAACCGTTGGCGTCGGTGTGAACCGTATCTATGGAATGTGATGCCTATGTCTCGTGAAACATGGGATTTGGGGCATCCTTACGATAAGTCCGGCTCCGATGCCGTTGTGGAGCATCCTTACAAGGATGTCACGGTTCCTTGGGTGAAGCCTGATTCGATTCTGTATCGGGACAAGGTGATCGTCGTGTTGTACACGGTCCGTCGTGGGCCTCATGGCACGACGTATGTGCCCGGCAAGGCTTACTGGTGCTGGTGTTCCATCGAAGGCCGCGAGCAGCAGGCTGGCATGTTTTCCATTTCCGGTGCCGAGGATAAGTCGCCGCAGACTTGGGGCGGTTTGCGTGAGGTCACGCCGTCTCAGGTCGCTGCCGTGGAATGGCATGGCGATATCCATACGGAGGTCTGGTATCAGGGCGACTGCTACGACGTTGACGGCGCTCCGACGTTCCGTCAGCATGGCGAGGTTCCCCACTATGAGATGCATATCCGGCGTAACGCCGACTATTCGCAGATTCCGGTGGGGTTGCGTCCGAAGCCTCCCGAACCGGACCCTGACGACCATGTGTGGGGTGAGGCCGATGGCAAGAGTTTTCATTGACCGTGATCTGAGCACGAAGGTGGCTGAATGGTTCGGTCCGCAGGCCACGTCGGAGAAGGCCGACGAGGTGCTTGCCGATGCGAGGATGCTTGCGACCGTGCGCGCCGAGGGCCGCGACCCGGGTATTCCGGTCGCGAAGGACCTGAGTCTTGAGAAGCGTTACCACGGCATCGACACCGACGTGTGTCTTGACGTGGAGGGGCGTGACGGGTCGAACGTGGCCGTCGAACACGAGTGGGGCGCATGGAACGTGCAGCGCCGCCATTGGGTCGAGGGCCATCATGTGATGCGTGACGCGGCCCGTATGAACGGTGGTGTCTGATGCCGCTGATTCAGCCTGATTACGAGCGTTACCCGCAGGAGCGTCCGATGGTCGATTTCGATTCGCTCGTGTACACGCTCCTGACAGCCGGTTTCACGGACAATGCGGATTGGCCTGACGTGCATGTGCTCAACGAGGTCGATGTGGATGTCGATGCGTGGGCTTCGTTCTCGAACATCGTGTTGTTCCATTCGAACGCGCCGACCATGGCTACCGGCAATCATTCGACCGGCGTGTGGGATTGCGACATCGACATCATCGTCGCCACGAACGACGCCGACCGCTCTTTCGGCTTGGCGCAGGAAGTGTACCAGCAGATCATGCAATGGCCGCGTTACGGGCGTACCGATTCGGGTCGTGTCATTCGGATTGTCGGCAATCCCGGTTTTGGCAAGAGCGCCGGTGGCAAGCAGGCCACGGGCAAGAAGGTGAAGCAGTATTCCGCTTCCTCGTTCACCGTCCGCGCGGAGGATTCGCTTCGCGCCGGATGATTTTCCGTTTTCTGTTTTTCGTTTTCAAGCCTCGCCTCGTGCGGGGCTTTTTTTATAAGGAGATATGAGATGGCGTTTAATGATGACGCGACTCTGATTGCCACTTACGGCACTTTGTTCTACGCTCCGGTCGGCACTCCACTGCCGAAGGATGGTGCCAAGGCGTTCAAGCTGAACGCTGACACCGTGAAGGTGGACACCGCCGCTACCGGCACACCGGACGCCAACCAGGTGTGGAAGAATCTGGGGCATACTTCCGCCGACAACAAGATTTCGTTCTCGTTCGACGGCGGCGACGCGACCACGCATAATTCGTGGGCGCGTAAGAACCTGCGTACCACCTACGCCGATTCGACGTGCACCATCACCGCGAAGTCGTTGCAGTTGGATGGCGACACTCTGAAGCTGATCTACAACGGCACCGACGAGGATGACGGCGTTGGTGTGGACATCACCAAGAAGCCACAGACGTTCAGCCTGTTCCTGTTGGCTCAGGAGTCCGCCGACGATGATTCGGACATCCGTTTCGGCGCTTTGTTCCGCAAGGTTTCTGTGACCTTCGATGGTGGTCCTGATTTCTCGGGCGATGATTTCGTGGAGCAGGGCATGACCGGCGAGGTCGAGACCGTCGCCGGCAAGAAGCCGATTGTGTTCTTCGAGGCTTCGAAGATGAAGCAGTCCTGATTCGGACTGTTCCAGTCTTCGTATTGACGCCGGACCCCTGTTTCTCCTATCCGGGGGTTCCGGTCTTTTCCCGTTCTTCATTGACGGAAGATAGGAGATTTTCAACGCTTTTCAGATAGGAGAAAACATGGTTGACGAGACTGTTGAAGAGAACACCGCTGCGGAAGCCGACGAGTTCCACATCCCTGAGACGTGGGCGGAGATGTGCGAGAACGAGCCGCTGTTCTCGCTTCTGCCGCCTCTGGCCCCCGCCGAACGTCTCTCGTTCAAGGAGGCGGCCGAACTGCGCAAACTGTCCGGCATGGCCGGTTTCACGCTCAACGCCGGCATCAACGGCCCCGAAGCCAAGTCCCTGGACGACATCGAGGCGAAGATCGACGAGCGTATGGAGTTCGTCGGCACGGCTTTGGATTGGGTCAAGTCGCTGACCGACGAGCCAGACAAGGTTGACGAGTGGACGACCGGCATCGGATTGGATGAGCTGTTCTGGCTCATCGAGGCGATTCTCATGTTCTACACGGACCAACTGGGAAAATCGCTCGCTTCGAAGCGCAAGTCCGCGTCCACCCGGTCGAACTGACTTCCGACTTCCAACGTTTCTATGGTCTGGACATAACCGGCGCGAGGCTGAATCCCACTCGCGCCGAACGCCTCACGGCGGGGCTGATGGCAATGCCTGACAGCCTGTACAGGGCGCGGATATTGGAGGATGAGCCTCCAACCACGTCCGATGGGTCCAAGCCGGACAAGCCGACCGTACTGCCGTGGCTTGGATGGGATTCGAAGACGATGGTCGCCGTTGAGGTTCGCAACATGATGAACGCGGTGATTACCGCGAAATACGGGGGCAAGAATGCCAAACCGCATCCACTGCTCCCTCCCGGCGCTGACAAGGAGCCGCCTCGCCGGGAGAACGAAGGTACAGCGGAGAACTTCGAACGCATGTTCACGAAGTTCCACATGACCTGATTCTGAACAAACCCCCACATTCCCGTGGGGGTTTCTATTTCCATCTTTCTTTCTGGGGGTTGCCTATGGCTGGCGAGCATCGCGCCGGTACGGTCGTCGTTCGTGTCACTGCGGATACGAAGGGTTTCCGCCGTCAGGTCGAGGAGGCCGCACGCGGCATAGGCGACCTCGACGTGAACGCGGTATTCGACCCTGACACCGCCCAGCTTGAACGCGCCTACCGCGAATGGAATGGCAAGAACGCCTCCATCCAGTTCAATTTCAAACCCAATACGAAGAACATCGACCCGTGGATGAAACGGTTCGAACAGCAGGAGGAACGCCTTCGTCGCGGCCTCACGCTCAAACCGGACTTCGATTCGTCCAAATTAAGCCGTGGCCTATCCGAGTTCAATTCCCGCACCAACACGGCCCTCCGTGGCAACGGGCTACTGAACTCGAAGCTGATCGAAAAGAACCTCGACCAGACCGTCAAGGCGTTCGACGCCAAAGGCCGCGAGATTGCCGACACATCCTTCTTCAAGAAGTCGGCCCTCCAAAAAACCGAACAGCTTTCGTTCGCGACAAGCCTCGACAAGACCGTCGATAAGTACCGCGAGAAGAAGATGGACCTGTACCAGCAGGTCCGTGGACTCATCAAAGGCAACGAACACCTCTCCAACGAGCAGATACGCCAATTCGAGAAACTGTCCAACCGAATCGTCAAAACCCGCAACGACATTCGCGGACTGAAAGGCGACCTCGCCAAGGCCACCCGCGAAGTCGAACGCCTCGACGCGCAACGCCTTGAGATGAAGACGCAGAAGCTCCCGACATCCGACCTATGGAAGCAGGAACGCGAAGCCGCAAAGCAGGTCACAGCAGCCAACAAGGCGCTCGCGGGTCAGGAGAAGGAGCTTGGCAGGCTCCGTAAGGCGCAGTCGTCGCTTGTGGACATCGCGTCCGATGGTGATGCGAAGCGTGTATCGAAGATGACCCGTCAGGTGCGTGCCCTTGAGGAGAGCATCGTCACCGCTGGCAATTCGCTGTCGAACTTCTCCAAGGCCCGTGACACGGCTTTGGGACTGCATCAGAAGCAGGAGACGTATGCCGACTGGTTCAAGGGCCAGCAGGTCGCGTCGTCGCGTTTTGCGAAGGAGATCGAGGCGCAGCAGGCCGAGATGGCCCGCGAGTCGAAGAAGGCTAGGGACGAGTGGTCCCGTCCGGTTGGCTCTACGGCCATCGCCCGCGAGCAGTTCGCGGAGTCGCGGCGTGAGGCCGAGAACCTTATCGACACGTATCGTGGCGTGCGCAAGGAGCTTGAGTCCGACGTGTCCGCCATGAAGCGGAACAACCGGAACTGGTTCGACCTTGACGAGTACAAGCGTACCGTCAAGATGCTTGGCGAGATCGACGACCGTATCGAGAAGCTGAAGAAGAGTCCGGTCACGAAGGCGACCCGTCTTGAGGGTTCCGATTTCCAGAAGCGTCTCGCCGACCTGTATTCGATGAACGGCGTCCGTAACCGTCAGGATATCCGTCTGCGGTTCGTCGCTGAGAATCTGCGTGAGGTCAAGTCGAAGATCGAGGCGTTCAAACGTCGCGGCGTCGATGTTCCGGTCACGTTGAAGGCCGAACTGCGGGAGATGTACCGTCAGCTGGCCTATTACCAGCGTCTTCTGAAGGATAATCCGAAGGCGCGTGTGAAGGTCGATGTCGAAGGTGATTTCGCCCGTCTGAACCGTGATATCGAACGGTTCGAGTCGCAGCGTGTGAAGGTCGAGTTCTATGAGAATGGCGCTGACGAGATACGCCGCGCCATGCGGGAGCTTGAGCATAAGAGGCTCGATGTTCCGGTCACGTTGAAGGCCGAGTATTCGAACGTCGAAGCTGAGATGCGCCGGTATGCGGAGGCGTTGAAGGTCAATCCAGACGCCGAGATTCCGGCGAAGCTCCATATCGACAAGAAGCACGCCGAGGAGGAGCTGAAGAGGTTCCAGGACAAGAACGACACCCTTGATATGGATGTCGATCTTGAGACCGCTTTGGCCCGCGCGCATCTGGCTTATTTCACCCGTCCGCGCACGATTGACATCTTCGCCAAGTTCCATGGCACGGACATGGGCAAGATTCTCAACGGAATGACGTATGGGGCGACTGGCCTCAAGGGTGTCGAGAACCAGTTCCAGAAGCTTGTGAATTTGATGGACACCTTGGATTCCAAGGTTCCGAAGTTCGCGCTTATCGGCGGGGTGTTCACTTCCCTTGGTGCGGGTGCGACGAATCTGGCTGGCAGTGTCGGAGGAGTCGGGAAGAGTCTGATAAGCCTTTCCAAGGCCGCTTACGCCGCTCCTGCCGCATTGACTGGATTGCTTGGCGTGTTCGCGTCGTTCAAGATGATCTACGGCGACAAGGGCAAGACGTGGAGCAGTCAGATTGACTTCGCCAACACGAAGCTGTCCAAGCTGTCCCAGAGCGTGCAGGATGCGTTCTATGGGAAGGCGAAGCCCGCCATCATGGATACGGCGAACGCTATAGGCGATTCGCTGGTGCCGGAGATGAGCACTCTTGCAAAGCATGAGGGCGAGATAGTCGCCGGAATGATGGACGCGGTTCGCGCATCGTACAAGATGAACGAGCTGCCTCAGACGTTCGACTATGTGAATGAATCGCTGGACAATCTCGTTCCCGGTGTTAATTCCCTTATTGCTGCCTTAAGCAAGGTCGGTGCCGCTGGCGGCAAGTATCTGCCGCAGTTCGCCAATTGGGCTAGCCGTAATGCGACCTTGTTCGCGGAATGGGGAGATTCGGTCCTGAAGGATTCGGACCGTGTGGACAAGGCCATGTCTGAAGTCAAGGAGCAGGCTGGCTATCTTGGCTCGTCCATAAAAAGCCTCAAAGATATTTTCGAGGGGACTTTCGGCACTTTCGCGTACTACGAGAACGGCATTGAGGGCATGGCGACTACGCTCACCAACATGGACCGAGCCGTCAATTCTGTGAAGTTCCAGCAGACGATGAAGTATTGGATTGATGGCGCTCAGGTCGCTCAGTCCGAGGTTCGTTCGGCGTTCTCGCAAGTCGGTGATTCGGCGTATTCGCTGCGTAACACCGTCAAGGTCGCTTTCGCTGACGCTGGTGTGGTCGTAGGTTCCACTCTTTCCAATGTGAGCCGTCTTCTTGGCGATTCTCGTACCGGTTTGACGGAGTTTGCCAATGGTTTGGCGAATGGATGGAAGAAGGCGTTTGATGAGATTGGCAACAGCGGTCCGGTGTTCAGTGAGCTTCTGTCGATGGTTGGCAGTCTGTCCAATGCTTTCGGTGGAACGTTCGCTGCGTCGTTGAAGGCCGCGGCTCCTCTTATCGAGTCGATTGCCGAAGCTGCCGGAAGTCTTGCTGATGTGTTCGATAAGCTCCCTGCCCCGATCAAGGGTGCGATGGGCTTGTGGATGACGTTCGGTCGTGCTGGCAAGTCCGCGTGGACGGCGTTGAAGACTGGAGCTTTGGAGAACATTCAGAGCACGATGCAGTATCAGAACACGTTGCGCCAGTTGGGCGTAACTATCGATGGCACGAAGACCAAGGTCGGCCAGCTTGTCGCCGCCATGGCGCAGCTTTCCCGCAATGCTAAAGCCGCTGAGATAAGCGGCGATGCAGCCATGTATGGGAACATAGCCGGATTATTCTCCGGTTCCGCCAGAGGTGTCGAACAGCTGGGCGAGAAGGCTGAGAAAACTGCTTCTCAAGTTGCGAAAACCGATACCGAAGCGCGTCTTGCCGCCGAAGGTGCCGTGCTGTTCGGTGCGAACGCCAGTCAGGCCAGCAGTGGTTTGAAGGAGGTTTCCGATAAGGCCGAACATACTAACGGAAAGCTTGCTAAGTTAAAAGGCGTCGCCAAGGATACGGGAACCGTCATGTGGGATATGGCCGGTGGATTCACCGGCGTGGCTGGCATGGCTGGTGTCGGCGCTTTGATGGTCGCGTTCGCGGATTATTCGCAGCACGCGCAGAACGTCGAACAGGTATCGCAGGGAGTCGCTGATGCCATCAGCAATATAGCGACGGCTTCTACGAGTGCGGCAAGCAATCTTGGTGTTGTTGGAAGTGCCATTCAGAAGAGCCTCAAGACAAATCCAGATGCCGGACGCACCGCTTGGGATTCTAGTTTTATTGGAAAGGCTTCCACTGGCTCGCTGGTTGGTGATTTCAAGGATGCTTCCGATGCGGTCAACAGGCTCAACAAGGGACTTAAGACCAATAAGGTCAGTATGTCTGACATGTCGAAGGCTGTGGCTGGTTCCGATAGTGAATATCGAAAATTCCTGAAGCAACTTGATGCCGCCAACGCCGAGTTGAATGGTCCTAACGTTGGTGTTTTGGAGTCCATGCGTAACGGTGATTCCGTAAGGGCATATTCCGACCTCGTAAAGCGTACCAAGGAATTACGCAAGCAGACCGAAGACCAAATGCGTGCGACCGCTCAGGAGAACGGTTATGACAAGTCTTATGTGGATACCCTACTGAAGAAGGGCAACACAATGGAGCAAGTCGCCGTTATGACGCAGAGCGCCACGCAATTGGAGGAGAACCACACGAAGGCTGAGAAAATGCTTTCCGAGGCTGTTTCCAGCTCGAAGAGTTCTCTCATCTCGATGAACGCTGCCGGCAGCTCCTATAATTCGACGCTCGCTTCGATGGGTGACGTTTGTAAAAACGTGCAATCGTTGATGTCTCAGGGTCAGAACGCTTGGGATGCTCAGAAGCAGAACTTTGATCTAACCACCGAGGCTGGCCGTGAGGCGTCCAACGCGTTCAGCACGTTGTCCTCCAATGCGCAGAGCTACATCAACGCCATGATCGACCATGGCGACTCGCTGGACGAGGTAACGAAGAAGAACGATGAGATGCGCCAGTCGATTTACGACACGGCCATGCAGATGTTCAACAACAAGGACATCGCCAAGGCGTTGCAGGACCAGTACGCGCTTACTCCTGAAGAGATCAAGACTGAGTTCAAAGCGCATACGGAACAGGCGAAGATTGACTGTCTTACCTATTTGAACTTGCTGGAAGATGAGTTCAAAGGCAAGAAAGGTAAGAAACAGTACGACATTCTAATCAATGCCGTCACTCATGGTGCCATCACCGATGTCACCGGCGTGCAGACCGCCGTCGATGCTTTGATGGGCGGTAAATCCAATGACAGGGATTTGCAGCTAGTGCTTGATGCCAAGGATGGCGCTTCTGGAAAGATCGAGGATGCGATAGGTGTCGCCAAGGCGTTCGGTATGAGCGACGAGGATGTTCTTCTTGCCGCCACCGACAAAGCGAGTCCGAAGATCAATGAGGTGAAGAAGGCTTTGCAGGACAAGGGATTGTCCGACAAGCAGATTCAGATCATCCTTGATGCTTTGGATAACACCAAAGACGTGCTCGCTGCCGTTCAGGTCAATGTTTCCAAGTGCGATGGTAAGACGATTACCATCGATGGCGACAACAAACAGTTCATGGACGCGCTCGCTCAGGCCACCGGCGTCAAGCCCGACCCTGTGACGGGTACGCTGACATTGAATACCGACCAGTACCAGTTCGCTTTAGCGTATGCCGAATCGTTGCAGATTGACCCGAAAACAGGGCAGCTGAAAGGCGATAACAACGATTATTGGAAACATGTATGCGAGGCCAACGGTTGGAAGATTGACCCGAAAACTGGTTATATCACTGGCAATGATGACCAGCTTGTTGGAGTCGTCACCGATGCGAACAATCAGTTGTCCACCATCAAGGACAAGCATGTGACCATCACGGTTGACCAGATGTGGAACGATTACCATAACATGATTTCCGGCAGCAAGGGTAAGAAGGGTCCGGGCAGTGCTACCGGTGGTCGTATTACCGGTCCGGGTACTGGCACGTCTGATTCTATTCCGATGTGGCTGTCCAATGGCGAGCATGTCATTCGTGCCGCTGCGGCGAGCAAGCTTGATCGTACTGTCGGCCCGAATTTCCTGAACGTGTTGAACGCGACCGGTGATCTGGACAGGGCGGTGTCGCAGGCTCGCACGTCGTATGCGCGTAGTGCGGTTGATATGAGTCGTAGCGCGTATGCGGCTGGCGGGCGTGTGGAGAAGATGATGTCCGGCTTGTATGAGGTCAACGTTCAGGTTCCCGCAAGCACTGGAACGACTGTCAACCAGACGTTCAACACGAAGGTCGTCAGAAGCAATGACGACCTGTATGTTGCCGCGCCGATATTGCATCGTAACGCGTTGGCCGAGGCTAGGAGGTATCAGCGTTGAGTGATATGCCTGAACTGGTCGAACTGTCGAACGGGATGGAAACGTTGACGTTCGATGGTGGTGATGGTGTGAACCCGGATGATGATGTTCTCCTGATAGGCGCGGATGGCGTCGAGGGTTGGTTCGAGACGCCGGATGACAAGACGGTGATGAGCGAGCGGGGTCAGGGTGATGGCGCGCATGACGTGTGGGCTTCGGATATCCTGTATTCCGCTCGCGTGTTGACGTTGCATTTCGTTGTGTCGGCGCATGACCGTCAGGGTGTTGTCCGGCTTCTTAACCGTGTTCGTCGTGTGTGTGCGCATAGCAAAGTGCGGTTCCGGTTGAGGGATGCTGGCTACGACTGTTATACGACTGGTAGGGCCACTGTGAAGGCGTCCGCTAAGTATGCGAATGATGGCTGGCTGGACGATTGCACGATCACCGTGACCTGCGAACGTCCCGAGATATTGAGCATGGACGAGTACACATGCCAGTTGAGCGCGATGCATGTGTCCGGCGGGAACGTCGGATTGCGGTATGGTCCGGGCTATTGGACCGAATGGCAGGGCGCGCGTAACGCTTCACCGAGCCTGATGCATACCGAGTCGAATATTGGTTTGCGTGGGTTGGCTTACCCGTTGAACTACGGGTTGAAATTGGATGGCGTCGGGTCGAACGTCGGATTGTTGTACAACAACGGCACTTCCCGCGCCTATCCGGTGTTCGTCGTGCATGGGCCTATGGATGGCGTGCGTTTGGATTTTCCGGGCACCCAGCAGTCGATTGTGTGCGATCAGACGGTCAGGGATGTGCCGCTGGTGTTGGATTGCCGCAGCCGTACCGCCCAGTTGGGTGGTCAGGATGTGAGCCGTCAGTTGGAGCAGCGTGGTTTTCCCACGATTCCGGCTGGCGGTTCGCTTCGTGTGACTTTATCGAATCTAGGCACCGGTTTCGTTGATTGCAGTGTGCGTGACACTTACATGTAAGGAGTTTTGAATGAGTACCGTCGCTTTGGGCGTGTCTCCCGATACCAATGGCGCTGGTGTGACACCTCTTGTGCATCGTCGCATCATCGGTGCCCAGTGGGCTAATACGGGATTGGTTGACGGGTTGAACGTCACCGGCCGCAGTGACTTGCGGTATAACGTTTCCGCTGGCGTGGCCGTCTGTAGCCGTGGCGATTCGGATGGTAAGACGCTCGCCTATTACGAGGGCGGTAAGACGAACGCCGTCGCGGCTGGCGACCCGTCGAATCCGCGTATCGACATCGTGTGGATTCAGGCCCATAATCTGATGGAGTACAAGGATTCGGACAATTATGTGACCGTTGGCGTCACGCAGGGTTCCCCGTCCGCGAGTCTTGCGGAGCCTACCATTCCGGCTGGCGCTACCATGCTGAGGAAGATGAAGATGCCCGCTGGCGCTTCGTCCACGGCCAGCGCGGTGCAGATGTGGAGCGCTGATTACGCGATACCGTATGGTGCTTCGTTGGGGAAGATTGGCGAGAATTGGGATAGGCGTGACATGACCGGCGATTCGACGGTCAAGAAATACTATTTTGAGCAGCAGATAGATTTCGATTTGCCTTCCGACCGTATGTTGGAATTGTCGTTCAAATGCAATCTGAGTTCCGCTGGCGCTACCTCGTGGGCGGATACGTCGCATCGTACCGAGTGGGCCATCGGCTTCCAGATCGACAACAAGGATTTGGACCATTCGTGCGCGAACTTCGTTTCGTATGGCGCGTGGGAGACGCATGAGACGTCGTATGTGACGGCTGTGAGCAAGGGTCATCATACGGCACGCTTGCGTACTTGGTTGCAGAACGGCAACGCCCCCGTGTTCCATTACAATGCGTCGCAGGACAACAAGGACGCCTTGTGGTGCGGACGCCGGTTCATCATCTGGGATAGGGGACAGGTGGTCTGATGTCTTGGGTGGCGTACCTGTATGACACGGTTTCCGGCCAGTTGGCCCAGGAGATCGACATACCGTCGTTCACTTGGTCGATGACCGTTTCGGATTCGAGTTTTTCCACGACGAAGGACAAGGGAGTCGGCGATGACGAGGTGTCCGGCTTGGAACTGCCTTGGACGCAGATACCGGGCGATGACCCTGCCGCCCGTGCCGCAGCCTTGCAGCCGTACAAGCGTGGCCTTGTGTTGTGTTGGAAGAGCGTGTTGGATGACACCGCGTCGATGGGCACGCCGATATTGGCGGGCGCGTTGGGCGTGCGCACGTCCAGCTGGCATGATGTGAGCGTGCCTTACGTGAGCATGATGGGCTTGCTGAACGACCGGTATCTGGTGCATGAGGATGCTTTCGGCAAGGATGCGGGCCACACGTCCAAACGGTCGTTCCGTTGGGAGAACCTGTCGTGGCGTGCGTTGGCGTGTGAGGTAATCCGCCAATGCACGAGCGTCAAGCCGGGCGGTGGACTGCCCATCGATTTGCCTTACCTGAACGAGACGGGCACGCATTCGCTACCTTCCGATGGGTCGAGCGAGGATAAGAACGCTCCGAAACAGAAGAGCAAGAAGCGTGTGAACACGGCTGACGGGTATGTGGAGACTTCCGTTGACGGTGACACGACCACGATCACGGAACAGCATGTGACGAAGAAGACGAAGCAGGTCACGGAGACTAAACCGTACACGTACAATACGCGCAAGGGCAAGGTCACGAAACAGCATACGACCGTGAAGACGTTGACCACGGCGCAGACCACGGTCGTGAAGAAGACGGTCACGAAGAACTACAAGGATTATTCCGAACGTACCGTGACCACGACCACCACCGTGTACTCGTTCGACGGTAACGGCAACCAGACCGGCAGCACGACTTCGACCGATGGGCCGCATAAGACGATGCTTCCACGGCAGACCGTCGTGGAATACAAAGATTTCAACGTGTCGAACCATCGCGCGGCTGACATTCTGAAGAATATAGCGAACGCGGATGGCGGGCCTGACATGCAGTTCCGGCCCTACTTGTCGGATTCGCAGCATGTCCGGTTCAGGTTCCTCGCCGGTTCGGACGGCGACATCTATCTGAATCAGGACAAGCGATTGAGTCTGTCGTGCTCACCGTATGGTGGCACGTTGGAGAACATCAAGATCGACCGTGCCGCACCGTACATGCGCGTGTATGCGACCGGTGCCGGTTCGGATGCCGGAACGATGTGCTTCCAGAGCGAGGATTTGACTCTGGTGAAACGTCAGGACCCGTATCCGCTGCGGGAGACCACCACGAGCGACACGGACGCGAAAACGTATGAACTGTTGGCCGCTGCGGCTGACGGCATGTTGAACGCGAACCGTCAGCCGTTGATGCAGTTGAGCGGCGAGATAGACGTGAACGACTGCGATGCGATGGGATTGCCTTTGCATCCGTTGGGTTCGTTCTGGCCGGGGGAGATGTTCGACATCGCCATAGACGGCTTCCCTGATCTGCCGGACGGCGTGTATCCGATGCGGTTGATGCAGATGAGCGGCGACCAGACCGGCAAGGTGACAGTGAAGTTCGACCCTGTGGCAGACCCGACCGCATGATATCAGACCCCACGTTTTCGTGGGGTTTTCTTGTACCCACCCCACGTTTTCGTGGGGTTTTCTGTTTTTGGAGTGTGCGTTTTGGCAGACCATGTTGAAATCAGACCCGATGACGCTTCTCTTCCGTTGACTTTGGCGGATATCGCCCTGCGTAACAGCAATATGCGGTTGACGTACCTGTCCGGCACCATCGCCGTCGATAACGGCGACGGCACGGAGACGTGGATTGGCGGCGGTGATACGGGTGCGGCGATGCCGGGCAGTAATGGCATCATCCCGTGGGTTGGCGATACGACGCCTCCGGGCAGGCCGACCGGTGTGACGGCGGTGTGTAGGACGGAATGCGTGTTCGTCCAATGGGACGGCACTCTTGAGGGTGGTGTTCCCGCCGATTTCGACCATGTGGAATTGTATGCGAAGCCTGATAGCACTGGTGAATCGTTGGATTTGGGCCAGTTGCGTGGCAAGGGCGAGCTTGCCACCGGCGTGCTGCCGGTCGGTGATGTGGTCGAGGTTTGGGCCGTCGCCTATGACAATGCGCATGACGTGAATGGCGTGTCCAAGCCGAACGCCTCCGACGAGTCGGAGCACGCGACCGTCATCATCGCACCTATCGTGTCGCAGCAGGATTTGAATGATACAGCGTCGGAGATTCTGGATGCCGCGAAGTCCGATGCCGCCGCTCAGGTGAAGAAGGTCAGCGACGGGTTGGATTCCGCCCGCAAGGATATTGACGCGAACACTGACGCTGCGAACGCTTTGAAGAGCCAGCAGACCCAACTGCGTTCCAATTTGGATGCCGCGGCGAAGAAGATCGACGCGAACGCTCAGGGCGTCGATGCAGTCAGAAAACAGCAAGATACGGCTGATGCGGCGTTGAAGTCGTTGGGCAAGACCGTCGAGGATAACAAGTCGGCTCAGGATGCTATCAACGCTCAACAGTCTGAGACGAACAAGACGATTGCCGCGAACAAGGCGGCTTTGGCTGATGCGTCGAAACAGTTGGAACAAGCGAAGGCTGACATCAAGGCGAATCAGACGGCCATCGGCACGGCCAACGACACGCTGAAGAACAATACGGCAAAGCTGACGCAGGCCCAGAAGGATATTCAGTCCAACAAGTCGAATCTTGACGCGGCGTCCAAGACGCTCGCTCAGGCACAGACCGACCTGACGCAGGCTCGGAAGGACATCGCGCAGACCAAAAGCGACCTGACCACCGCGAATGGCGAGATCAGCAAGGCGAAGGAGTCGGCGGCGCAGGCGTATGCCGAAGCCCACAGCAAGAACCATACGTTTCGTGGGCCGGACGAACCGAAGGACAATCTGATTGTCGGTGACTTGTGGCTCAAGACCCAGAAATATTGGACGAGGTGGAAAGGCACGCCCAATGCCTCGCCGTCGCTCTTGGCTGACTTCTACACCTACTGGACGGGCGAAGCCAATAATTCTCCTTCCGTGCTCGTGCCCTTGTCTGATCGTGTGATTGAGACGCTTGTCTGGGATGGTGCCGCTTGGAACCACATGGGCTATGCCGACGTGGAGCGCAATGCCGACGAAATCGCTCAGGCGAAGTCGGATATCGCGGATAATGCGGCTAAGACCACCGACGCGAAGAAGACCGCCGAGAATGCCGCTGCCGCAGCGAAAAACGCGCAGGGCACGGCTGATACGGCGAATGGTGCGGCGAAGACCGCGCAGGATACCGCCAATGCGGCTCAGACTGCTGCGAAGAGTGCTACCGCGACTGCCGGTCAGGCGAAGGATGCGGCCAATGCCGCCCAGACCGCCGCCGAGAGCGCGAAGAAGACCGCTGGCAATGCGGAGACGCTGGCTAACACTGCCAATGAGTCCGCCAAGTCCGCCAAGTCCGACGCTTCCACCGCCAAGACGGATGCGGCCAATGCCAAGACCACCGCTGCCAATGCGTCGAGCGTGGCGACTCAGGCCAAGGCCACCGCCGATAGTGCGGCACAGTCCGCCACCGACGCGGCCACCGCCGCGAGGAAGGCGAATACCGCTGCCGCTGCCGCCGCTGGCGTGGCGAACGGCAAGGCCGACGTGCTTATCCAGGGCACGGCACCGGCCACGTCGATGCGCAAGGCTTCGACCTTGTGGATTGACACCACGAACGGTGCGAACACGCCGAAGCGCTGGAATGGCAGTGCTTGGGTGGCTGTGACCGACAAGGCCGCTACCGACGCCGCGAATGCGGCTGTCAAGGCGAATGATGCGGCCAAGACCGCTCAATCCACCGCTGACAAGGCTCAGACCACAGCCGCGAACGCCGCGTCTCAGGCGAATCAGGCTCAGGCCGCAGCCAAGAAGGCGCAGACCACTGCGGACGGCAAGAATCTGATTTACCGTGGCCCCGACGAGCCGTCGCATGACGGTTTGAAGCCGGGTGACATGTGGTGGAGGACTCAGAAATTCTGGACTCGCTGGAAGGGCGAGAAGAACAACAGCCCGAGCCTTCTGGCCGACTTCTACACCTACTGGCAGGGCGCGCCGAACGCTTCTCCGAGCGTCTTGGTGCCCTTGTCCGAACGCGTGGTGGAAGTCCTGACATGGGACGGTACAAGATTCGAGCCATTCGACCTCGTGGCGAACAATATTCTCGCGGCTGGGACGGTGGCTGCGAAGCATCTCGCCGCCGATAGCGTGACAGCGGAGAAGGTCAAGGCCAATGCCATCACAGTGGACAAGCTCGCCGCCAACAGCGTGACCACTGAAAAGCTGGTGGCTGACGCGGTGACCGCCACGAAACTCGCCGCCAACTCGGTGCAGGCGCGGAATATCGTCGCACTGGCCATCACGTCCGACAAGATCGCGGCCAATTCGGTAACCACGGGCAAGCTCAAGGTCACCGAGGATATGACCGTCGCGCTCCTGAATGCGCATAAGATTCAGGCGTCCGACATAGCCGCCCTCGCCGTCACGACCGACAAGCTCGCCGCTGGCGCGGTGAACGCGGATAAACTGGCGGCTAATGCCGTGACCGCTGGCAAGATTGTGGCCGGTGCCATCGGCACTGACAAGCTGGCCGCTAACGCTGTGACCACGGCGAAGCTCAAGGTCACCGAGGATATGACCGTCGCGCTTTTGAAGGCGCATCAGATTCAGGCCGGTGAGCTTGCCGCCAATAGTGTGACCGGTCAGAACATCAAGGCCGACGCATTGTATGGCAAGACGATTCAGGGTGGCGTGTTCCGCACGTCCGATGGGCGGATGGTCATCAATGATGCTGGTATCGTCGCCAAGGCGAAATCCGGTAGGAAACGTCAGGCGTATTACACGTATTGGCAGGGCGAGCCGAACAATAGTCCGTCCGTGCTGGTGACTGTGGATTTGGCTGATGATGAGTCGTTCGTACTGGATTCTCAGTCGGGCACGGTTGCCTTGTGCGGTGAGATACTGTCCGGCTCCACGATCAGCGGCACGTCGATTGTGGGTAGCGAGTTCCGTACCGCGAACTCGCGCATGTTGCTGAACGATAGCGGCTTGGTGTTGCGGAACACGCAGGGCAAGGCCACTGTCACGTTGAATGCCGCGTCCGGCAGTGCGACGTTCAGTGGCACCGTGACGGGTTCGACGATCACTGGCGGCACGGTGTCCGGCGCTGTGATTACTGGTAGCGCGTTCACGTCTCCTGACGGGAAGACGAAACTGAACTCTTCCGGCTTCTACGTGGGAGACAAACTCTCGTATGATGCTAAATCCGGCGTGCTGTCGTTGAAGGGCAGTATCCAGTCGGGGTCGGATTTGAGTGGCGTGACCGTGACCGGTTCCACCATTCAGACTTCCAGTACTGCCAACCGTGGGTTGAAGCTCACTTCCGGTGGTCTCGTCGCCTACGACGGGAATGGTAACGCGAAGTTCACGTTGAAGTCTGACGGCACCATTCAGATGAATGGCGCTTTACTGACGAACGGTAAGATAACCGCCGCCACGTTGGAGGGTGGCACGATCACCGGTGGAACGATTACTGGTGGCACGATTCAGTCGAGCACCGCCGCCAATACCGGTTTCAAACTGTCCGGTGGAGCTTTGGACTTCTACGACAAGTCGAACAATCGCACCATCCATTTGAACGGTAGCGACAATCTGCTTTCCGGCAGGTTCCAGACCGCATTGTCAGGCCCGAGATTGGAATTGAACAATACGACGGACAGTGACGGCAGTGTGTATGGTCTACTGAAATGCTATGACGCGAATGGTGTCGCATGGTATACGCAGGGACAGTCGCGTGGTTTCAACCCGTCGGGTCAGAACGACCCTGGCGCTTACCGGCGTTTGAACATTGGTATTGACCCGTCGAATAGTGAATTGTCGGTCGTCCGTTTCAATTCCGGCGCTTCACGTATTCAGATGAATGCTGGCCGTGTGGACATCAACGGTGAGGAAGGTTGGTCGAAACATATCGGCGGCTTGGGTATTTACGTGAATGGTTCGCGTATCGACCCTGTCGTGTACACGGATTTGAACGACTGGTTCGTTCCTTCGTCGGGTTGGACTGCTTACGCGGGTGATAGCGGCAAGGATTACCGCAGTCACATGACCGTGATCGGCAACACTTGTTACATGCAGTTGGAATTGCAGCGTTCCGATAAGAATCAAGTTACGTTCAAGGCGGGTGATTATCAGGATGTCGGACATTTCAAGGAGGGGTTCATTCCGAAGATTGGTTTGAATGTTCCTTGCATTTTCAATAACGGCTTGTATGGTGGCGCGTTCGTTCCGGGCAATACTGTTCCGAGCGGTACTGCCGGCATTAATGGTGATGGCAATTATCTGTGTGGTCACCTGCGTGTTGGCGTGCGTAATGAATCGCAAGCTTGGTGGGTTTCCGTGTTCATGATGTTCACTATTTGATTTTGATGATTGGAGATTGATTATGGCTGATAATGCCGAAACTACCGAAACTACTGCTGCATCTGTGTCTGGCGTTTTGGATTTGCGCCCGCCGAAGGAGAGTTTGAAGGCTGAACTGTATCGTTTGGGCTTGCGGTTCACGTTTGCTCAGGATGCTGGTGAGGTTTGGCAGGATGATTCGCGTGGCGTGCGTGCAACGTTTGATGATACTGGCCAGAGTGTCTTGTTGGAGGATATTGTCACTCACGTTACCCGCACGCTCACCTTGGACGAGCTTAAGGGCGTGACGCGTATCGACACGATGACCGCCGCAGACTGACCCCGCTTTTCACCATTTTTTTCAACCCCTGCAATCCCCACGGATTGCGGGGGTTTCGTATTTAAGGAGACTTATTTTGGCTCAGATTCCAGCCGACGCGAACGACGTCATCGACTCTCTTTCCGCGCAAATCGGCACTCTCACCAAACAAAACGCAATCCTGACCAGCCAACTCGCAGCGGCCATGAAACTGATTCCGCAGGATGTGCTCGACGCAACCAAGGGGGTGGATGATGACATTGAGGATTAACTGGTTCCCGGACCCGAACATCACCGGCACCCTGGCCACAGTTGAGGCGGGCAACAACGCGAAGATCGAATATCCGACAGCAAACAACCGCAAGTGGTTGCGGGCCACCAGCGTCGCGGCCGGTGACAACTACGGACAATACACCCTGTCGGAATCGCAACTGCCGCCTGCCGGAACCTACCACGTGCACGCACTAGTCTACGCGCAGAAAGCCACCGCCGATTTTCGGGTCTACGCCAGAGCGGACGGCACGTACCGCATGTTATTGGACGTGCCGGTAGGTAACGACATGACCATCACGATTGACCGGAACATCACCATCCCATCCAACACTAACCAGCTGCTCGTCCGAATCGCACTCGACCAGAAAACGGTCGGCGCGAGAGGCATGATGAGCGATATCCTCATCGAGCGTGCCGACACGTATGACGCCGCCGTTGGGGGGGGGCTTCCGGGCTTCTTCACGGGCGACACGATGCCGCGCGCATAGGAG